CAGCAGATATTGTACAGAAAGAAAAATTTACCTCCCAACCTTTTCCTGTGTTAGTAGCTCAGAACCAAAATCAACAGCTATTACTGGAAGCTTTCAAGTATGATACTCTAATAGCAGCACAAGGTTCTGCTGGTGTAGGTAAGACTCTCTTAGCTTGCTGGTGGGCTGCTAAGCAGCTTAAACAGAAGCATATTAAGAAAGTAGTACTTATCCGTGCATACCAACCTTTAGCTGGTAGAACCATCGGAATGCTCCCCGGTACAGCACAAGAAAAGCTACTACCGTTCTACCGTCAAATGGTGGATTACTTTGAGGACTATCTAGGTAAAGCAAGCACAGATATTCACCTGAAACAAGAAACTTTAGAGATTTGTTCACTAGAAACCATTCGTGGTAGATCATGGGATGATGCTATTATCATTGTAGACGAAGCTCAATCGTTGTTTGTTCCAGAAGTGCAAGCTTTGGTTACCCGAGTAGGTACAAACAGTCAAATGATTTTTTGTGGTGATGACACTGGAGTTCAGACAGACGTTAAAAACGGTATGAACGGACTTACATACCTGCGTAAGATTGTTGAACGTTACTGCATTCCAGATACAAGTTTTATTAATTTTACTAGAGAAGATATCTGCCGTAAGGGACTAACTAAAGAGTTCGTTATTGCTTTCGAAGAAGAACAATTGTTAGATCAACAAGGTAAAGCTATTTATTCCCAGCAAGATCAAGATAAACAACATAAGAAGGGGCGATAATATGAAAACTAGTCAATATAAAATGAAGCATTATTTCAAAAGTAAAGTAGAAGATGATGACTCAGACGAAGAATCATCTGAGCAAAATTTAGGTTATTTTGTTAAATCTCACACAATGTATCACTACACTGTACCTATTGATACGACTTTTCGAGAACCTTCATATTATCGTGGAGTTATTCAAATGTTAATGAATGCAGGTGAAAATGACACTGTAGCGTTCTTAATCAACAGCCCCGGTGGATCGTTAGCAGGGCTTTTGTCACTAATGGAAGCTATTAATATGACCGAAGCAGGTACTGTATCCTTAATTACAGGAAATGCGAGTAGTGCAGCATCAATGTTTGCGTTATGCTGTGATGAAATTTACGTAAGTGATAATGCTACAATGTTGGCGCACAACATTACTTACGGTACTGCTGGCAAAGGTGCTGACGTTCTAGCTCACGTTCAACATACAAGTAAAACAGCGAATAAACTTTTACGTAAAACCTATAAATATTTCTTGACAGATTCAGAAATCGATGATATGATCGAAGGAAAAGAGATTTACCTAGAATCAGACGAGATTGTAGAACGGTTAAAACTAAGAGAAGAATTTAGGCTGAAAGAACAAGAACTACTTGAGAAAGCAGCAGAAGAACCTACTGAAGCAAAACCTGTAAGAAAATCCAGAAAGAAACCGGAAGTAGAACCAGAAATTATTGTTTAAGGAACAAAATGACACCTGATAGACTAAAAGAAATCCTAGATTACTCAGCTAGTACAGGTGTTATTACCAACAAGAAAACTAAAAGAATCCTACAAGCGGATCACGATGGTTTGGTAGCTGTGTTTTGTAGCAAACAAAAGAAATTGTTTAAAATTAAATTAGAGAAGATAGCCTACATACTAGCTTATGGGGTTAACCCTAATAGCGAACAAAAAGTATTGCATAAAAACCTAGACATTTCAGACAATAGTTCAAAGAACTTGACTCTTGTGACTAGACGAGTTTTTCTTCTGATAAAAGAAGCGCATAGAAACTTAACTCAAGGTATAAGGCTATCTTCTCACCCTACTGACCAGTTCAACTACGTGGTTTACTGGATAGAGCAGAACCAAGAGAAACAAAAAGTAGTACACGATATTGTAGAAGCAAGGAAAGTTATGCTAAAATTGCAACTAAAGTATAGTAAGATACTAACTAAGTACTGCGTATTCGATTAATTCATAAGATTTTACTAGATTTATCAGTAATTTCATGTTATAATAACTCATGTTAAAATAATCTGCTGAAAATTCAGACTCAAAAGTAGCTTTCGATCTCCTTTCAATACTAACTGAGTCTAGTAAGAACTAAGCGGTACATTATTTAACATAAACCCTGTTTTGTCTCTAGGACTATATTGCCTCAGATTCATTACCCTGTATAAGTAAGCAGGACTAATTTAGAAAGAAAAATAATAAAATGACAACCTGCGTAGTATGCGATAAATATTTTCGGCAAAGTCCTTGGAATAACACTAATGTGTGTTATGATTGCTACGACGATGTTGATGAGATACCACCTGAGATTGATTCGGAAGATCAGCTAGAAGTTGATTTACTGATGAATCCCTCGGGTCATACCAAAGGATCGTTTTACGAGTAAGTTATGGGGGGTTACTGCCACTATAATTATCACTGAACCACACCAGAGAATTAGACTCAAAATGTCGCAGTGATTTAACAGAAAAGGAAATCTATGCTGAATATGCTAAAATTAAAGAAATTCGTAAGCGCAATCTTGCTTGCACTGGTTGTATCTTGTGGTACAATAGGAAATGCTAAAGCAGGAGATATTGAAATTAAATGCGCTCCTAGTAATCTGCAAAGCTCTGCTTGTATGGTTATTGCGACTGCTACGCTTGATTACGAGTCTTTAACTGTAGTATTGAAGAACAAACAGAAGTTCTACTGGTGTAACGGCTGGGGTACTGAAGAATGTTACTTAAAAGGTACTTTCGTAGTATTAAATAAAGAATTTTCTATAGATGAACTTGCAGATAATGAAGTTATGATGTATACTTCTAAGAACGTACTGAGTTGTTTTAGGTTGTTTCAACCAGCAGGATGTACAACAGGTTTTAAGTAAAATAATTGTTTGAGTAATCTACAGTCAATACGTGCTAGTAAGTGAGTTGTAATCTACTTGGTTACAAACTATGGAGATTGGTAAAAGTGCAGCGGAAGCTTAAGTGCCGTTAAATATCGAAGCGCTGCTTTAATGGGTTGTGTCCCAGCTTACTGTAGATTGTTTATGAGATAATACGATGTTCATCTAGAGGTTAGGATTCGCGGTTTTCATCCGCGCCACGGGAGTTCAATCCTCCCACATCGTGCCAGTAATATAGTAACGTAACTCAGTTGGTAGAGTTCAGTTTTGATAAGGCTGCTGTCGCTAGTTCGAATCTAGCCGTTACTACCAAAATTTAAACACTACTTGCATATCTGAACCTTAATAAGGTAACTAAATACAGATGACACAGGAGTTGACTGCGCGTAGAAGACTCGTGTTTAATTTATTATCCCAAGGGATGGGAACATGAATAACCATGTAAAGTTATCCATCAGGTGTGAAGCCTGTCCAAGCATAAGCGGAAGCTCCGAAAGTTAATCTATTTTCTCTGAGGTAAACACGACCAAGAAACAGAACGTGTTAAGAACAATAGCAGGTAAGGTGTTTATGGATACACACTAGTCTTCCAAACTTGAGTACATCAGATCGTTACTGAGTACCTGCTCCAGAACCTACCTAGGGCTGTGTCGCTACAGTTATCTCGTAAGAGAAGGCGTCAACTCGTGGCTAATGCGAGTATAAAGCGGTGTGTCAATCCGCACGACGAGTTTGCCAAAGCTCTGGCTAATTGATAGCGTGATCTTAAACAGTTGGTACGATAATTCAACCGCAGATTATGTAACCTGCACTAATTATAACGCCTTGTGGTTAAATCCCACAGGGCTTTCGGCGTTTTCTAAGGAGAAGTATACATGGTGTTCAAAACACGTAAAGAACTAAACGGAGAGATTGATAAAAACATTAATACTCAAGGTCGAATCAAAGGTATTAAAGAGAAAACACGTAGAGAAATTAAAGAACAAGAACTCCTGAGTTTAGTACGTAAGATTAAACCACATATTGCCGATAGTGTAATGACTGCAAGTCGCATAATGAAGAACGACAGCGCAGCCGATGCTAATAAGCTAAAATCGGCGGCATTGCTTATCTCTCTGTACAAAGAACTATTAAAAGATGTGTATGAAGGTGGCGATGAAGATGCAGAAGGTACTGAAGTACAACCGAACATGCCTGCGTTTAGTCTGAAGATGATCGAAGAAAAAACAGATATTAAAGAGTAGTATAATGTTACTATGACCAAGGATAGGAGGCATCCGATAAGTGAGTTCCCTCGCTCATTTCCTTTGGTTTATTAATGAGGTATTTATTAGGGAAAATATAAATGAAAAATATAGAAAAAATTACAGGTTTATTTACTGGACTTATTGAAGTCTGGAGAGATATCCCAGACTATGAAGGTGTTTATCAAATTAGTTCTTTCGGTAATGTAAAATCTTTAAGTAGAACAAGACTTACCAAAAGTGGTTCTTTTTGTGTTGTACAAGAAAGAATACTAAAACAGAAGATTACTAAGTCAGGATATTGCGCTGTTCATTTTAGAACAAACAAAGAATCTCACCCAAATGTACATAGGTTGGTTGCGGAAGTCTTCTTACTTAATGAGATGAATAAGCCAACAGTAAACCACAAAAATTCAAATAAGAAAAATAATAATGTTTCTAATCTAGAATGGTCAACTCATTCTGAACAAATGATTCATGCGGTAAATAATGATTTATTAGAAGTTAGAGGAAGTCCTAAATATTCTCCTGATTTCAAGAAACAAATCTCAGATTACTATAAGACAAATAATTGTTCATTGATGGAATTAGTTAGAATTTTTAATATCAGTGAAAGAACAGCAGGTAGAATAGTAAAAGGTGAAATTGAACCAAAAACTAAGTTATCAAGAGAAAACGTAATTGACATTATCAATCTTCGTGAAGAAGGGAAAACTCTACTGTCAATATCAAAGTTATTCAATTGCGGTATAAGTCAAATCCATAGAATAACTAAAAAAGAAAGTAGGAGTTTAATTTATGAAAGAAACTAGTGCAACTAATGTTGTATTTTCTCCAGCATCTAAAGCTCAAGAGCAATTCTTGAACAGTCAAGCTGATATTACATTCTACGGTGGTGGACATAAGCGCCTCCGTTTAAAACCTATTTAATTCGGTGAAACCCTAACGTAAAGTCGAGGGCAATACCGAGCCAAGCGAAACCGTCAGGTTTTGGCGTGTGTAGAGACTAGCCATAAGGCGTAGGGTTCAAGCGAACTCGAAACAGTAGGATGCAGAAATGCATAAGATATAGTCCGACACCCGAGGAAACTTGGGATACTCTAGCGAAGTATACAACAGTAAAGGCCGCTGGCGCTGGGAAAAGTCACTGTCTCCTTGGTTCATTTCTGAAGTTTTGCCATCACCCTAGAACTCGTGGTGTCATCTTCCGTAGAACAACAAAACAGATTTCTAATCCCGGTGGACTGTTTGATTCTGCAATTAATCTATTTAAACAGGTCGATCCTAAACTTAGAATTAAAAACAGAGATTTAGAATTAATCTTTAGTTCCGGTGCTACGTTAAAATTTGCTTACTTAGATAATCCATCTGATAAGTATAACTTTCAGGGTGCTGAACTTACTTTTATTGGATTTGACGAAATTCAGCAATTGACAGAAGATAACGTAATCTACTTATTATCACGGCTACGTTCTACATCTGTGGATTATAAGAAGCAAGTAGTTGCTACAGGTAATCCTGATTATGATAGCTTCATGAGACACTGGGTTGAGTTTGCTCTTGATGAAAGAGGAATTCCAATCAGAAAAGAAGTGTATCCCATGAGATATATGGTTCAAGTGTCCGGTGGTAAAATAGAGTGGTCAGATACTAGAGAAGAACTTGAAGCTATTCACGGTAAAGGTGATCAGTCAGGCATCTTGTCGTTCATGTATGTGCCAGGTTCTATCTATGATAATCCCCCACTAATGAAAGCTGATCCTACGTATTTGTCTAAACTAAAGTCCCTACCTCGCGTTGAACGTGAAAGACTACTGGATGGATCATGGTACGCACGATCAGAGGCTTCAGGGCTGTTTAAACGCGAATGGACACCTATTATTGAGGAACCTTTCGCTAAAGCTAAGAAGGTACGCGCATGGGACTTCGCTTTCAGTAAACCTTCAGAACAATACCCGAATCCTGACTGGACTAGAGGTACTTTATTAGCCAAAGATAAAACCAATATGTACGCGATTGAGCATTGTGTAGGTTTAAGAGACAGAGTACACGAAGTTGAAACTCTTATATTTAAGACAGCTATTGATGATGGTACAGATGTTGTAATTAGTATTCCACAAGACCCTAATGCTGCTGCTGGTGCTTACGCACGAGACTTGCAACGTAGGTTGGGCGAAATGGGATTCACTTGCAGGTTACAGAAACCTGTTAAATCTAAGATTACTAGGTTTGCTCCGTTCAGTTCAGTAGCTCAGGCAGGTTATGTACGTGTAGTACGTGGTGCTTGGAACAAAGAGTTATTCGATGAACTTGAAGTCTTCGGAAATGAAACCCCACACAAAGATGATATCGCAGATACGATTAGTGATGCATTTACTTTACTAAATAAAGATGGAAGTCTACCGGACTTCTCACTCGACAATGTAGGTTCAGTTGCTTCTCCTGTTTTCTCAGGTTACAACTTAAATTCTATAATGCCTAATCAGACTTTCCAAAGTTTACCAAGTTTTTCTTTCTAGAACATACAACATAAAGGAGCCACATGGCTACACGTAAAATAAATAAAGCAACCACAGCCTTTGATGAAACTCCTGACCGTTTCAGACTTTCGGAAATGGGTAGATTAGGACTCTCTGTGTTCGGTGGTGTAACAAATACTGAGCTTAAGTCTGAATTAAACTGGCCTAATAGCATCAATACTTTTCGCCAGATGAGTTATCATTCTAGTATTAATTCTGCTCTTACTTTGTTTGATACCATTATTGGTAAGGCTACTTGGTCTATGCTTCCTCCAAAGGATGCAACTGAAGAAGAAAAACTTCAGTGTAAGCAAGTAGAACAGATGATGCATGACATGGATGAAACATGGCCTGAGTTCATTAAAGATGTTCTGAGTATGAATGTATATGGTTTCTCTGTTCATGAGAAAGTCTATCGTAGACGCTTAAAGTCTAACGGTAGTATGTACAATGATGGTGTTATTGGTTGGAAGAAATTACCTATCCGTGCACAAGAAACTATTGAAAAGTTTATCTTCAGTGCAGACGGAAATGAAATCAAAGGTGTGAAGCAGAACCTATCTGCTGTAAACGATAATTACAACAGATTCTCAGGTAGAGTATCTAACGAAGTAATTATGGGTCGTAATAAGTTCCTGCTGTTCCGTGCAGGTAAACACCGTGGTGATCCGTTTGGTAAATCCCCATTACGTGATGCTTATCTTGCTTGGAGATTCCTAACTGCGTTAGAAGACCTAGAAGCTACCTCTATTTCTAAGGATGTTTCGGGTTTACCTGTACTATATATACCTCCGCAGTACTTATCGGCTGATGCAAGTGAGTCTCAAAAAGCCATTCGGAATTATTACGAAAATGCTATGCGCAATTTGCAGATGAATCAACAGTCCGCAATGATATTACCAACAGCATGGGATCCTGATTCCAAAAAGGAACTATTTAAACTTGAATTACTATCAATGGATGGTAAAAAAGCATTTGATATTAATAAAGTAAAAGAATACTACAAGAATTTGATTGTAACTTCATTATTTAGTGAAGTAAATCAAATCGGCCAATCTCAGGTAGGTTCATTTGCTTTAGGGTCATTGAAGAACAGTATGACTGGTTTAGCTGCTGAATCTATGATTCGTGTTATAGCTGAGGTTTTAAATAGAGACTTGATCCGCCAAACGTATGAAATCAATGATTGGTCTACCGATAGAATGGGTACTCTCGACTTTGATGGTTTGGAAACGAAAGATCTGGAATCGGTATCAAAAGCTTTCCAGCGTTACGCGAGTACAGGTTTACTTGAACTTGATCGTGAGGTACTTAACAGTGTTCGTAATTCTTTAGATATTGATGAATTACCTACTGACATGGAACCGCAAACTGATATACTTACAGGTAATACCTCTAAATCAGGTGAAGGATTTAAGTCCCCAACAGGTGAGGGAACTAGTACAACATTATCTGGTAGTGATATTAGTTCAAATAATTTGGAGAATAAATAGTATGATTCAGAAAGACTTCACTGTTAAATTGAAAAATTGTTACGTTTACGTACATGTTATTAAGAGAAGTAGTGAAGTCTTTTATGTAGGAAAGGGAACCAATCATAGGTGGTCCGCGACGAATAGAAGTAAAGAGTGGTTTAATAAGTGTAATGGTGAGGAAGTCAATTGTCGCATTATTGCTAACAATTTAACTGACCATGAGGCATTCTTACTGGAAAAGAAATTGATCAGTATCATAGGTAGAGATTTTCTAGTTAACCTGACAGATGGAGGTGAAGGTTGCAATGGTGCTAAGGTATCAGAAGACACAAGGGCTAAACTATCGAAGATTAATTCACTAAATTCGTTTGACAGAACAGTGCATCTGCGTAAAAAGATAATCATGAATAATTCTATTTGTTTTAATGGAGTAAGGGAAGCTGCCAAGTACATAGGCACCACTTCTCACAACCATATATCTAGAGTAGCTAATGGTAAATCGTTATCTTATAAAGGAAATGTTTTTAGATGGATTACCACAAGTGAATTGGAATTTACTCAAATGCAGAAACTCATAAGAGATTTATCTACGGATAAAATAATTAAAGGCGCTATAAAAGCTAGATCACTTAGTCCTAAAACAAGCGTTTGTATGGATGACTCAATTTCCTTCAGGACAGTGAAAGATGCGAGCGAGTACATGGTTGATTTAGGACTCGCCAAGAATATAATTAGTGCAAAATCAACAATAAACGCTGTTCTTAGGAACGAGATAAAGTTAGCGTTTGGTTTTCAATGGACGAAAATCAACGTAGAAAATAAAGGATAATAAATGCAGTGGACTAAAAAAGATTTACCCTTCAGTGTACAAAACAAACCTACTGAAATAGTAAACAAAGGTTTAGCCGCTGCTAATAAAGCCCTTTTAAACGGTAAAAGTAAAGTAGAGGCTACTCTGGTAGCCCTAGGTACTATACGAGCTATTGAGCAGGCATTGAACCCTGTTGTAGAGCCTGTAGTACCTTCTCATGTTTCGTTACTGAAAGCACAAGAAGAACCTAAAAATGTAATCCATCGTGCATTCCTTGGTAAGAATGCACTACCTACAGACTCAGATAGAGTATTAGTTTCTGCGGATTTTAATGAAAGTGCTCAGTTAGTACTTGTGTTCGATACTGGAGAAACACTTACAACTAAATCAATTATTACAGAAGAAATACTTCAACAGTATTTAACTGTCACTACTGATACTGAAATTGAAGTTGGTATAGAAGAAATTCAAGGATTGTCTATCAATACTCCACAAGATAATGAAGTGCTGGTGTATGAACAGAGTACAGGATTGTGGAAAAATAAATCACTAAGTTCTGAAGGAGATGAAGTGTTAGCTAAAAGAATAAATTTCGTAGGAGAAGATATTATCTATAAAGCAGAGGCTGCTGTCGGAACAATAGACTCTCAGAATACTTGGCGAATACGTAAAATTACTATAGCAGTAGATGGGGATGTTTCTGAAACTTGGGCTTCTGGTAATTCAAATTACGATAAAGTATGGAATGATCATCTAACATACATTTACTCTTAACCATTGACTTTCATTAATTTAAATAGTATAATACGTTATCTCAACACAACCAAATAAGGAACAACTCATGTCATTATCAAACACAACAGAAGCAGCAGCACTTGATGTATTTTTAAGAGGGGTTGATCCTTCTTATCGTGCTGGAGCAACACAGTATTTAGCATTATTTACAGCAGACCCATCTGAAACTGCATCTCTAGCTTCAGAAGCAAATTACACAGGTTATGCAAGGGTAGCATTAACAAAGTCTACAAGTTGGACTGGAACATCTAGCCCTTACACAAATACTAACCTTATCCAGTTTGGTGCTTGTACAGCAGGAACTAACGCAATTACTCACTTTGCTGTAGTAGATACTGCTTCAGGTGCAGTAGCAATGATGATTAGTGGGTCTTTATCTGCAACACTCAATGTATCAGCAGGTATTCAACCACAATTTGCTAGTGCAGCTTTAAGTATTTCAGCAGAATAGTATCAGTTATGGCAGGATTCCGAAACTTACGAGAATTAACTGACGCTCAAGATGAAGGTAGATATCTTTACGCTTCTTGGAGAAAACAACCTACTCAGACAACTGCTGCTGGTATTTGGTTTGATTTAAGTATGTCCCCCGGTAATCCTTCACCTAATTACTACATTGGAAGTCCTAATACTTTTACTTTATTGAAGCAAAGTACAGATGGTGGATTAAGACATGGGGGAAATGTAAATACTTTAGGTAGGAAAAAGTTTTTGCGAAAAATGATGGCGCAGCAAGTACTAGGTACTGGATCACCTCTACCTTGTAAACTAATGGACTACATAGGGTTTTATCCATTCATTGATGAGTCTATTCTAGATGAACAATTTATGGATAATACTGTCTCACCAACAAGATATGCTGACGGTAAAGGCGTACAACTTATGCCTGTTGTAGTTGCTGGTCAAACAGGTGATCAAACTTTTACAGTTAAATATACTAATCAGGATGGTATAACTGACAGAATTACTGAGCAAGCAAGAATGACCACTCAGTTCGTTAATGGAACTGTACTTCATAGTATTCAAGCAAGTAGTACTTATGTTAATAATGGACCCTTCCTTACCCTCCAAAAAGGAGATAGTGGTGTTAGATCAGTGCAGTCTGTAACCATTGAAGGTGTAGGGGATGTTGGATTGTTTAGTTTAGTACTAGTTAAACCACTTGCGAGTTTTAGTTTATTCACAGTAGATTCTCCTACAGAAGTTGACTACTGGCAAGATATGGCTTCAATGCCTGAAATTTTGGATGATGCTTACTTAAATTTAGTAGCACTTCCCAACGGAACACTTTCTGGAGCACCTATAAACGGTATTCTTGAAACAGTATTTAATTAAGGAGAATTTATGGCAGGATTTACATCACAAGATGACATGATCAATTCGATCAGTAACTTAGGTCAATCATATAGAAGCGACTGGCAGAAATCAACGTTTGCTACTACAGCACAAACAGCAGGGGTTTGGTATAGTCTCTTGCGTGGTGGTGGTAATCCCCCAGCAGATACTATTCAAGGAACAGGTACAAACTTAGCATTTCAGGCACTAACTGATACTACAGCAGGGGCCACAGGAATTCCTCATGGTGGTAATGTCGGCGGATACAAAGTTTTACTAAATGCAGCAGCACAAACAGCGGCAGCAACGACAGCCCCATGTGTCTTAATGTTAGTGGATACTCTTGGGTTTTATCCGATTACAACAGTTACTACCACAGGTAACCAAACACTGAATAATTCGGTAGGTTTACCTAGATATACTAATGGTGCTGGTGTACAAGCATTTCTTACTCCTAGCACAGTAATGGGTGCGGGAACTCCTAACATATCCATAGGCTATACAAACAGTGTAGGTACAGCAGCTAGAGCTACCCCTGCTACTCTACCTATTGCTAATGCAACAGCCCCCGTTTCTCAGATTATTTACTCCGGTACTGGTGCAGGTAAGTACGGA